TACCATACATGGTTTGTGAATCTAAAATTTCTTTGTCAACAAACCTATTATTCTTTATGATATCCAGTTCGGATTGTCTAACGAGTGTATAATCTTGAAATTCTTGAGCATTACTTGGATCTGTAAAAACGCCTATATCAGAAGGTGGGTTTATGTATATAGGTTGTGTTTTGAGGTACAGTATAGCAACTTCTGGTTTCTCATCAACTTTTATTTTTTTATCGCGTTCGAGTGCTTGTAATTTCTTTTCATCTCGTCTTAAACGTATTTGTTCTATTTCGGATAATTCGCTTTTTCTTTCCAGACGTTCACTCACACTTTGTTTCGTTTCCTCTAATATATCACCGAATTGTCTACCTTCTTCGTATTCTGATGATACATCCCTCGTTTCATATCTTGGACCTTCATTAATTACTTTTATATCAGACGTGACTAAAAATCCGAAATCAAATCCACCGTGTTTTACAACCATAAACATACATCTATACACTTCGTTTCCGTTGATTTTGTGTGTATACTTCTTAACTTCAGTTGTTTCTATTATATAAGTACACAATCCCGTTTTTTTAGAAACTTCCTTATTTGTTTTTAAAATCATTTCCTGCATCAGGTCATTTGATATAGAAATTTTGTCGTTTTCTTCGTTATAATCTGAGGTATCTATACCCTCGTCAGAAAGTAAAGGTTCTTTCTTATCGAGTGAATATAGTTCCGTCCTGGACATGATATATAGAACAATGATAATCGAAATAACTAAAATAAGTTTATTCATCTATATTTAATTGTGATTTTATTTAAAAATTTTTTTAGTATACACTTTTAAATGTCGCTTTTGATATACAGTCCGCAGTGTAATCATAGTTTAGATATAATAGATTATATCAGTAAAAATGAACAATTGAAATCTATTGTTTCGTATCACAACATTAACGAACGTGGTATACCGCCTCAATATAAAAATAAAATAAGTAGAGTACCAACCATGTTAACTAAAAATGGTAAATTACTTGTTGGAAACGAAATAAAAAACTGGCTTAGTTCGTTATTACCAGTAAAAGAAGTTGAAATGGCTGGATTTGGAAACTGTTCTATGACAACGTTAGACGGTGAAGGTAATAATGAATTATTCGGTTTAGATGATTATGGCATGGCATTACAGCCCGCCATGACACCAGAACTCGAAGAAAAAATAAATAGGAGTGTTAGCGATGCCTATAATTCAACAACTAAACAAACGTAATATAAAGAAATAAATACAGTTTCAGATAATGAAACTCGTAACAGTTCAAGCATCTGCTATTAAGGCAACTTTCGAGGTTTTAAAAGATATATTGAACGATGTTAATGTATATTTTAAACCAGACGGTATGTATATAGTCACTTTAGATACCGCTAGGACTTCTTTAGTCGATATGTATTTGGCCGGCGATCTTTTCGATGAGTACGAATGTGAAACTGAAATTATAGCTGGTATAAACGTATCAAACACGTTTAAACTTCTGAAATCTATATCTAATAGCGATGTTCTTAAAATATCAATAGATTGTCGAGAATTTATGAATATAGAAATACATAGTGAAGCAAAGAAATCGTGTACAAAATTTGCACTAAAACTTCTCGATATAAACGAAAATCAGATAGAAGTTCCTCAAATGAATATGACAACGATAACACCAATGCCATCTGCCGATTTTCAAAGAATATGTAGGGATATGTTTAACATATCAAATGATATAGAAATAACAAGAGATGGGTACATATTTCGATTATACTGTTCGGGTGATTTCGCGAATCAAGAAACTGAAATTCAGTGTACGGAAGAGAGTCCCAAAATTTGTGGTACGTATTCACTTCGGTACATGAACATATTTACTAAAGCAACAAGTATGTGTTCAACTGTACAAATCATGCAAGAAGAACAGAATAGGTTTTTGATATTAAAATATAACGTTGCAAATCTTGGTGAACTTAAATTTTATTTAGCAACAAAAGCAACTTCGGATGATAATTAAGGTATACTTAAATCGGTTATATACCCATCTACAGAACTCACATGTTTTACCATACCTAAAGGGCTTTTTATCTTTATCGTCGGGTATTCATTTTCAAGTGTTTCCATGTCGTAATACATTAAATCACTTATTCTTATTTGTTGATTATTATAATCACCTCTTGGTCCAGCGTATCTTTTTATTTTATTCAAAAGATCTTTAACGGGTTTACCATCCGAATCAAGCAATTGTGCACTCGTGATTGGCATGTTAAACACTATACCACTTTTTCGAGCAGGTGGCCATTCGTGGTCCATGTCATATGACATGTATTTGTACATTTTATCATTGTACCAATATTTTATACGAACAAGTATTTTTTTAACATTTTTGGGTATTGTAGTATTTTTATAATTGATGTTATTAAGATTTTTATAGAACGTTTCTGTTATTCCGTCCCACTCATTTATAGACTCATCCAGCCAAAAATCGTCGAGTTCTTCTGGTATTATATCATTATCGATGAAATATTCCATGGATTGATCAATAATTTTATAATCGGGTTTCGAAGTTACAGATTTTATACGTTCGTATGCCCAAAGTATAACGTTAGTTAAAAAATTAATAACCATAATATTTAGTTATTATATGGAAGGTAATTTTTTAAGCCGATATAACAACAAGATAAATTCATGGAAAGAATCCATAGAAAAAGATCCAGACAATAAAAATGAGTACGAATCTCAGATGTCTGAATATATAATCAATTGTATGCCTTATATGAAACAGTATACAGAAGAATCCGAAAAGGAAGTAAATACCGATAACGTATTTAATTGTAAAGAAACGTCGGGTTTGCAAAGAAAGGATATATTTATAGATTACCTAGCGGAAGTTGAAAAAGCATCTGTCGATAGACCTATACAGAAAAAACCAGAAACTTGTCCGAATTGTATAAATAGCACTGTATACCATTTCACAGATACGAGCGATCTTGTATGTGAGGAATGTGGTTTAATAATAGCAAATCTTATAAGCGAAGAATTAACATATAGAGAGGAGCAGGAAACGTCTGAAAAAATAGTAAACTATTCGTATAAGCGTGAAAATCATTTTAATGAATGGTTATCACAGTTCCAGGCACAGGAAACAACGAACATACCTCCTGAAGTTATAGAACAACTACGTAATGAACTCAAAAAGATTAAGGTTAAATCTGTAGAAGAAATTACACATGCACGTGTACGCGGACTTTTGAAAAAACTAAAACTTAATAAGTATTACGAACACGTTCCGTATATAACAAATATACTCAGTGGTATATCACCACCAAAAATGCCTCAAGAACTTGAAGAGAGATTGCGTATTATGTTCAAGGATATACAAAAACCCTTCGATAAAAATTGTCCATCGGAACGTAAAAATTTCTTAAGTTATTCGTACGTTTTGTATAAATTTTGCGAACTTTTGAGCGAAGATTCGTACCTTAAGTATTTCCCACTTTTGAAATCTAAAGAGAAGTTATATCAACAAGACGTTATTTGGAAGAAGATATGTGAAGATATAAAATGGGAATATATACCTACCATATAAAAATATCAGGGTATACTAAATGAATAGTTTTCCCGTGAGAAACAAAAGTTCTAAAAATTTGCAGAAGAAAACGAATAACAAGGCACCAAATTCGCCAAAAACACCAAGGTCAAAATCGAAATCAAATAGAAAAAATCCACTTAGACAGGGTGGTGCGTTTAAAAATCTTAACGATTTAATTAAGCATTACGCGGAAAAGCAAAAATAATTCTCAGTTTATATAAATAATGAGTAGAAAATCAACACCGTCTCCTTCAATTATTTCAAAACGTCGACAAAACAATGTTAGTAATACGGCAATACTTCAAGTGGTTAGTAAAAGAGAACCTTTTATGAATATAAACGATCTCGTAAAATATATTTCAGAAAATCCTACTTTTTATAATTTACCAACATTACCTAAACGAAGTAATGGTTGGAATAAGGTTAGTAAAGAAATTACAAGTACTCCGCAACAGGTATACAAATATATGGATACATTTATGAAAAAGAAAACGAAAAAGAAGTCTAAAAAATAATTAAAGAAAAACGGTCTATTAGAATTAATGAACGATCCGTATTATAATTTCTGTTTAGAGGAAATCAGGTTCTACACAGAAAAGATAAACGAAATTATAAACAAAGGTCTTAAAGATCCGAAAAAGTATTACGAAGACTCGAAAAGTGAATGGGAAAAGATATACAAAATGATACCATTTATGTATATGATGAACCAACACGAAGATACGATACCTGAATCAATCCAAAATTACATACCTAACCTCTAAATCTGTATTTAATGTAGGTGGAAAATTTATTAAATACGCTTCTGGGAATCCCGTTAAACGTAGATAGTTTTGTGCTTGTGTTTCCATAACACTACTCATAGTTTTAACCGATTTGAGTTCGATCACGGTTTTATTATTTAAAATTAAATCGGCGCGAAGATTCCCTATAGTATGACCTTCAAATACTATAGGAACTATTCTCTCCGTTTCGTAATGTACCCCGTGTTTCCGTAAGACAACTTCCATCGCATTGTGATACACGCGCTCGCTATAACCGGGACCAAGTACTTTATATACGTGTTTTGCATACTGTTGTATCATTTATGATATAAAGGAGCTTCTCTTTATATGATAAAATTAGTTAGAAGAGTCTGGTGGTGTTATTTTTATCTCGGGTGCATCTTCAACTATGTCTATAACATACCTACTTGAATCATTTGTAGGAGATACAGTTACTATTCTACACATGTCAGTACTCACCATGGTATCATTTGTATTTTTTATAGGAACAACTATTGGTCTACATAATAACATCCACATATTTTATTAATGTGTTAGATAAAAAAATAAAAGTTTGTTACTCCGTAACTTACAAACAACTTTTTTTAAAAAAATTGTTGTTCGATCAAACTTCTAAAAATAGAAAATACAATTTATAAGATCCTAAAAAAAATAAAAGTTTGTTACTCCGTAACTTACAAACAACTTTTTTTAAAAAAATTGTTGTTT